CGAACTCCTTTAGGGAGCTAGGGGGACAGCTTTCCGCTAGGAGTTACGTCAACCTAGAGTCCCTAGAGGAGGATGTCATTGATGGCCTAAGAGTAAAGCTCGACAATGGGTACGAGCCAGAGTTCAAGGACCTAAAGGAAATCTCAATTGCTAAAGCAAACTCCCAGAGGCAAGCAATGACAGCCAGAGGCGAGGCATCCCATGTGCTGGATGTGAAGCAGGTGTATACAATGGATGACTTCAACGATACCCTGAGTGCCGCTAGGGATCGCATACAGGAGCTAAAGCAAGCGGATGTAATTGAGGTAGATGAGCACTAATGGAATTAGTATTTACACCGCACCCCCTTATAGAGGCCCCTACGGACGAGGAGATACTCATCCTAGGGCAGAGTGACCCCAGTGTCCTTGAAGAGCTTCACAGAGCACGTGAGGGCCTTATACGGGCATCACAGGAGGATCCACTTAGGCACGGATTTGACTTAGATGGCTGGGCAAGGATTCGGGACGGTGTACGGGATTACAATGAAGTGCTGGCATTGGGTGGAAATCGCAGTGGTAAAACCACGGGGTGTGCCAAGCTAGTAATGGAGGCCGTGACAAAGAACAATGACGGTCATGTTGTGTGCTTCTCACAGAATGCAGATACATCTATTAAGGTGCAGCAAGCGGCGGTGTGGGATATGATGCCCAAAGAGTTCAAGAAGAAGACCAAGAGCATTGAGGGCTACATTAACTTCTCTATGCAGAATGGCTTTACTGCATCCTCCTTTATCTTCCCAGATACTAGGACTCGCGTGGACTTCAAGACGTACACGCAGTTCAGCAACAACCAGACTATCCTAGAGGGCTTCCAGTTTGGATTCAAGGGCAATCCAGAGTTGAATATCGGCAGTTGGCTTGACGAATATCTGGGTGATGCGGCTCTAGTTAATACCCTACGCTTCCGATTGGCTACACTGAACTCCAAGATGCTACTTGGATTTACCCCCATTGACGGATATACGCCCTTCATTGCGGACTACCTAAAGAATTGCAGGACACTAGCTACACGCCCCGCGGAGCTCTTGGATAATGAAGAAGTACCCGTGGTTCAATACTCCCCGATGAGGGACGCAAGCATCGTGTACTTGCACTCCGACGAAAACCCCTTTGGGGGATACGAGCGAATCAAGAAGGACCTACTAGGACGACCAGACGAAGAGATTCGTGTACGTGCCTACGGTATTCCAGTAAAGAGCATTACATCCCTACTGCCCCTATTCTCAACGGACGTACAGGTGCTAGGTAATGAAGAGAACGCCAACGGGATGACGTTCCCCGACATTTCCGATACGTCGGAGTACACCTGCTACCAAGTAGTTGACCCCGCGGGAGCAAGAAACTTCTCTGCTATCTGGGCAGCGGTAAATGAGTTCGGGGAAGTGTACATAATGAGGGAGTGGCCAGACCGAGCTAGCTACGGAGAATGGGCATTGTTCGGTGAAAGGTGGAAGTATGGTCCAGCAGCCAAGAAGGTAGGTTATGATGTGCAGGGGTATTGTGCTCTCTTTGAAGAAATAGAGGAAGAGATGGGTATTGAAGTATTTGAACGCATCGGGGACTCAAGATACTTTGCTAGGGAGAATGAAAACAACTTGGATCTCTTTGCATCCTTTGCGGAATTTGACTTCCACTTTGTTCCCTCCGATGGTAGAAACGAAATAATTGGAATACAGGCACTGGATGAATGGTTCTCATATAACCCAAACTACGAGCTGGATCCCGCAAATATGCCCAAGTGCTTTATTCACGAGTCCTGTGAGAATCTAATTGATAGCCTAATTAACTACAATGCACAGGGTAAATCAGACGAGGCACTAAAGGACTTCTTTGATTTAATCCGCTATTTGCGAATGGCAAATGCTGGAGATGGCCCAATTCACTACACGGACACTGACTTTGAGCAGACCAGAACAACAGGAGGATACTAATGAAACAAAAGAAATTAGCTGAAATATACGGGGTAACAGCACCCAAGATTGGCGTACTACGCAAAAAGCTCTGCAATGCAGAGGACTACTGCGAGAAGACCAAGGAACTCACGGAGAGTGGTGTAGCTAAGATAGCTGAGTACTTCAAGGAGAAGGATGACGCAATCATTGAGCCCAAGTTCGTTCGAGTTCAGGCACTGCACCCCACCCCCAATAGATTATTCTGGTACTGCAAGCTACTAGAAAAGCCCGTGCGTAAAATTAGGGTATCTATTCCGTCAACGCACTTGAATGCTATTCGCCCGCAACTAGTGTTCAAGGCACAGGAGGTCGAGAAAAACAATGAAAAGTTCTACAGGCATGAAATTATCTATAAGCGAGAGTTCCAGCGAGAGCAAAGAATTAAAGAAGTTCGCGTCTAAGCACTCAAGTGCATTTGTGGATTGGGAGATACTTCATAGGTGTCAGCACGACATACATGAGGAGATTCCACTGTGTGATTTCCTTGACATGATAGCCAGAGATCCCCATTGGTATTCTATATTTTTAAACAACATAAAAATCAGATTAAATAAATAAGAGCGTGTTATAATGCACAATTTATGGAAGACAAAGAACTAGAAGCCTACTACGTTACGTCCAAGCCAGATATCAATGAGTTGAAGCGTGACTACGAGAGCGATGTTACCGAACTTTCCTCATACGTATCTCAGTGCCAAGATAGCTACAATAATCGAAATGCTGAATGGGTTGGTAAGAATAGCCAGCTAACTAAGACTGGGGAAAATGCATTCCCTTGGGACGGTGCATCGGATACTGAAGTAAGACTCATTGAGCAATGCATCTCTACGTATGTTGGGCTAATGATGAATGCCTTGGCTAAGAGTAACATCCGTGCGTACCCAACGGAATCCTCGGATATGCAGAAGGCTGGAGTAGTTTCATCCTTCTTGAAGTATATGCAGAACTCCTACATCCGCGACTTTCGTTCGGAGTGCGAGACAGCAGCAAACAATTTACTAGAAAAGGGGATTGCTATTACGTACGTAGACTGGGAAATAAAATCCAGAACACATGACGAAGAGTTTAACTTATCACTAATTGAGGAAGTCGCACCAGAGCTATATGATCTTCTGGCGGATGAAAACCGAGATGAGGAGACAATTGCCATGATGACCGATATGTTTGATTATGTCGATATTCCTAAGGCAAAAAAAGCACTGCGTGAACTCCGAGACTTTGGTGTAGCAAAGATCCCAGTAGCCAAGAAAGATGTATCGCGTCCCTTTGTGGAAACAAAGTTCGCTGACATTGATATTGTTATACCAGCGTATGTTACGGATATTCAGCGAGCACCCAGAGTTCATATGCGTGCGTTCCTTACTCCCCAAGAGATTGAAAACTGTGTAGAGAACAAAGGGTGGGATGCAGAAGTCGCAGAGGAACTCATCGAGAACTACCGTGGCTTTGACTACTCTGGCATGAACCAGACCACATACAGCTCACTGCGATCCTCTCAAGCACGAGGGGGATCAACGTATGGTATGTCTGGCATGGTGGACTCCAAGGATTTGATTGAGGTTGTATACACCTACCGTAGACTCATTGACGAGAAAAGTAACTCTGAAGGAATATACCTAACAGTTTGGAACCCAAGGCTTACAACTGGGTACTTAAGTAATGAGCTACTATCTGGTTACGATGAGTATCCATTTATATTAACTCGATTAAGTAATGCTGGTAAACGTATTTATGATGTAAATACATTTGGTGATTTGCTTCGTGGCCCTCAAAAGCAAATGAAGACACTGCGTGATGGCTGGAGTGATCAAATGGCTTTGGCTGTTGCACCCCCACTGCTACACCCAGTCGGACGACCCCCAGCCCAAATGGGTGCTGGTGCGTGGATTGGTGTTCGTGCAAACGAAAAGTTTGAGTACATGAATGTTCCGAATACTTCAACGGCTGCTAGCCAGTTAGAGAAGTATGTTCAACAGGAAGCAATGGATCTAGTTGGGCTCAATGAAGAAAGCCAGCTAAGTATGCAACGCCAGCAGTTCTTTATTGACAAGTTTCTTACGCACTGCTCCAGTATACTGAAGCTAGCGTATAAGTCCTTCCTAGTGTTTGGACCCGATGAAAAGTTTTTCCGAGTGACTGGCTACCCAGACGAGCTAGTTATCTACAAGTCCCCAGAGGACGAGAGCATTGATGTTAATATCTCATTCGATGTCCAGAATCAAGACCCAGAAACAATGAAGGCTAAGATTGCAGCGATTCTTGAGCTAGCTAGAAACTCACCCAACAATACATTCAACGTCCAAGCAGCGGAGCAATTTGCAGCGAATGCAATTGATCCAAGTATTGCGGATGCAATCATCCAACCCGAGGGAATGGGGCAGGAAGAAATGGTTAAGGATGTTACTGATGATCTCACCAAGATTTACGCTGGTATCCCAGTGGGTGCTCGACCAAATGGTGGTCAGATTGCAATGCAGGTAATTCAGGAATACACAGGTCAAGAGGGTATCCAAGGCAGAATCCAATCGGATCCTAGTTTCATGGCCAACCTACAGAACTACGCAGCTCAATATCAACAGCAAGTTGCTCAACAGCAGAATGCAGAGATCGGACGCTTGGGTGCGGCTCCCGCAGCAATGGGCTCCGTTGACACTCAAAACCTAGGAGAATCCTAATGGCTATTAAACAAACAGACAGTCTCAATGAAGCAGTATTGTTTCTATCTAAGTACGAGCAGTACCAGTACATCATTGATTTTATCAAGGAGTGCAGGGAAACTAAATTCCATCTTTTAGAAAAAAGTTTGGATGCCAGTGAGCGTGC